TGAATCTGGATTTACTATATCTCCAGAGCGTGTAGTAGAAAGTGGTAACACATATTTTAAAGTACCATTTAAAAACTTGACAAGTATAGCAAGTGATGTTATAGTAGGATATAAGTATGACTTTGATGTAATACTTCCTAGAACATACTACAAGATAGACCAAGAGATGAAGCGTAGTGACTTTACTGCTAATCTTACAATAGCACGTATGAAGTTTGCTGTAGGATTGTCAGGAGTTATGGGTTTTAAACTCAAGTCTAAAGGTGTACGTCAAGGTACAAAAGAGTATACAGGCGATGGTACTACTACAGAGTTTCCGTATATAGATGATAACTTAAATTATATAGATGATGACCAAGTAAGAGTTAAGTTAAATAATGTGGTAACAACAGGATTTACAGTTAACAGATCAGGAGCTGTACCTAAGATTGTATTTAGTGCATTATCTGGAGCAGAGACTGATAATCAAAATACTGATGGTTCGCCTAAAACTGGTGTAAAAATACTTATCTATCTCGATGAGTGGTACAGTCTTAACCCTGTTATAAATGCTGACAACTATTTAGCTAATGATATTGCTGTGTCAGATCATGCTACATTTACATTACCTATACACCAAAAAACAGATAACTTTACACTACGGTTATTTAACGATTCACCGTTCCCTGTCTCTTTAAACTCTATGATGTGGGAAGGAATATACTCACCTAGATTTTACAGGAGAACTTAAATATGATGATGAATGATTTTGGCGTTCCGATGACGGACGCTGATATAAATATGTCGTCAAACCCTGCTAAGGCTATGCTGAATGAACAGCTAGCTACAGGCATGGATAACAATATATGGGGAGCGTTGATAGGTCTCGCTGGTTCAATTATTGGTACTAACCAGCAAGCACAAGCAGCAGAAGAACAAGCTGAAATACAAAATGACGCAATCGAAGCCCAATATCAATATGATAAATCAGCGTGGGAAATGGCAAAGCAATCAGCTATTGCTCAACGTGACTATGCTATACAGGAAGCGGAAATAAGAGCTAAAAACGAAGGTTTGGTTGCAGCTCATAAAGATGCTATGAACTTACGTACGTATAACTATAATATGCAGATACGTAATAGACAGCAAGATTTGAATGACCGCATGTACAGAAAGTCTGATGATATATTTAATAAACAACTTGGTATCAATGCAGAAAACGAAAAAGCTGCTCGTATGGACGAAAGACGTCAGTTACGAGAGATAGAAACAGAAAACAGATACCAAAAGAATGATGCATACCTAGAAGCTATAGAAGCTGAAGGATCAATCAGAGCACTAGGTCAAACAGGTAGGTCCGTAGATAAAGCAAAAAACGTAGAAGCGTTAAGAGCATCTAGAAATATGTCCTTACTTGACCTATCTCTTGACAACGCTACAGCAGCTTCACAAAGTGCAATACGAGCTATCGGTAATGAACGTGTGGTACAAGATCTTAATGCATATGCAAATAAGATGTTAGATCCCGGTGAACTACCTGAGCCTGTCAAACCACTTGAAACACCACGAGCTACATTCTTATACCCAAGAGTATTTGAAGATTATGACTTTGGACCTGAGCCTGTTAAAGGAGCACAGGTGTCAGCAAGCGCAGCATCTACACAAGTATGGGGTAGTGCAATTAGCGGTATAGCTGGTACAGTTGGTGATTTATTTACACAAAATATAAAAAATATACGAGGTGATTAATGTCAACCAAAAAATACTTAACCAAGTACGCTCGGGGAAGTAAAAAAATATCTAGGCTTGACGACGGCTTACGAGCCATGCAGATACAATCGCAGACACAAACTCGAGCACTAGAAAATTTAAGAAATCAACAACAAAAACAAGACGCACAATACATTACCAGTCTTGACAGAAAAGGTAGAGTAGAAGAAGAAAACAGAAAACTCAAGCGAAAAATAGAAGTAGATATACCAGAAAAATTACAGACTGAAGCACTGAAGCGTAATCATCTAACACAACAGAATAGCTTTAAGGCTAAGATAAAAGAAGCAGAAAATTTAGCAAAGGTGTGGGGGGCATTATCCCCTACGCTTGCTAATAATGTAAGAAAATTAATCGAAGGTTCTGTAGAGTATTTTCAAACAGAACGTGGTATAGCTGAGTATGAAGAGGATTTTCAAAACGGTGTAATTGGTAGCACAAATCAAGTCTATAAAAAATTATTAAGTAAAACTGATTATTTAGATTTTTCTAACAAGAAATATCAAGATCTAACGGATTACTTAAAAACCGGAGATCTTGATGCTAAACAAAGATTTGATTATCTAACAAATATAAATGAATCACGTAACCCTGTAAATAAAGAATTAATTTATAATAATCTTCTTCAAAATTTTGATGGTTTTGAACGTGACTTTAGAAAGTTTATTGAACAACGAGGTATACCTTTAGATAAAAAAAATGTTGTAAATTTATACCAGTTTCGTGCTCATGAATTTATGAAGCAAAACAGTATAAATGCTAGATCTGAGTTAGGTTTAAAAGTACAAAATTTATTTAGACAGAAAGGTTTTGCAGCTGAACATCAGTTATCACTTGGAGATGATTACGAACGTAATACACAAGTGATAAATAGTTTTAGTGAACGTATCAAAGCTGTAAGTGCAGAGAAGTTTACACGTTCAGATTTTAATAGTGATGCAGAATATGAAACTGTAAAGAAAACATTTTACAATAGAAAAAATGCATTATTTGTAGACGCTGTAAGTAGTGTTAATGCTAGACCTATACAAAAACGAGACGGCACATACTCTAACCCTATTGTACCTAACACTCGAGCTAACATCGTAGGATGGGCAAAGAGTGAGATGGATAACTACAATGACTTTCAGACATATCTAGAGCATGTTATGGGTGTCACACCTGAGAGTCCTAACGGATATCTTATACCCGGTGCTGATAAAGATACACCTAATAATCATATACTTGCTAAGTTTCCATATCTAAAACAAGAGCTGAGTGAAGACTTTGCTGAAAGATTTAGAAAAAAAGAACAAGATCAGAACACTCTAAACACAGCTAGGTTGCAAAAAGATGCACTTCAGTATCAACAAAAAATGAATGATGGATTCTACAAAGAAAATCCCGAAGCATTTTTTTCTGACTGGGAAGCATCTAACGGTAATCAGTATGCTAGAGAATTATTTGCTGGTAGCTTAGGATTTAAGAGTCAATATGTTACTGC